TCTTCTGGATCTGTACCAGCAAATATTGCAGGCGCACCATCCCATTTCACTGTCATGTTAACTGAACTTCTACTCGCACCAGCAAGCATATCTCTTAGTGATCTTAAAAAGTTTATTGCAGCTCTACCACCATCTACACCAAAATTAAGTATCTCATCTTCAATGTGTTCTAGATGTAAATTCTTTCCAGCTTTATTTTCTAACAAAAATGATTCAAATGCAAACTTTTGATTTGGTGTTTTAAAATCTTTTTTTCTCATAATTGTTTTCGCAACTAAATCTAATTCATCTCCATCCTTTTTAAGTACAAAAGGCATATTGATATCTGTTCTCATATCATTAATAACTGCTTGTGCATCTGCACCCAGAGATGCAATCTTCTTACCAAACTTCTTGTAGGATTGTTTGAATAGTCTAGTAAGTTCTGCTGGAGTGATATCCTTTTTATTTCTAGCATCATTAGCACGATCAATAAAGTGTCGAGTAAACTCAACATCAATACCAACAGCTTTAAATAATCTATCGGCATACTTTTCTAATTCTGTTATATCTCTTTTAGTAATCATTAGTTTTTTACTCTAAAACTTAATATCATTATTAAATTCTACATCTGGTTCAAATCCCATGAATTTAATAAGTGCTTCCCATGATTTGCCGATTATCTTTTTAATCTTTTTGAAAAAATTCTTAAACCAGTTAACAACTTTACTTGCAGCTTTTTTGAATACATCAAAAATACTTTCTGTCAACAAGTCTGCATTTTTAACTTCTTCTTCAACAATCATTTTAACACCCAAACCTACAGCAGACCAGAAAGTATAATAACCAGTTTTTCCTTTAGGATTTGTTGGAGACTTTAATTGAGATTCAGTACTTTGTGTTGCTTTGAACTTTACATCTGGTTTTACTTGTTTTGCAATCTTTTTTACATATGCGTCAGTCATACTAGTAACTTTATGGCCTTGTGCATTACCAGTGTAATCTGTTACTAGAAAATAATCAGCAGTTCCCTCACTATTATCAAACTTAACTTTACCTGTCATCGCTTCATAAGTAAAAGCATTTGCAAATGCATCGTTGTTTGCAAATAATTTTCTTAAATCTTCTTTAAATGTTTTATGAACATCATCTGCTTTTTTAAGTATTTCAACTTCAGCAAACTTTCCTGCTTTTTGTAAATCTGTTTTACTACCCTTAATACCTAATTTTCTCATGTCAGTAGATGGTAAAAGATCTTCCATCTTTTTACCAAGCTCTTTAACAGTGGCATCTAATTGTGTTCCAGATTGTTCAGCAGCCACATAGAATGTTGCAGTTGCTTCATTTTTACCACCAGACATTAATTGTGCATCACCAGTTTTTAAAGATATTTTATCATTACCAATGACGAAATCTGTTTTTGGTGTTAAAGTAGACCCTTTTGCACCGCCTGGAAAATATGTATTCCATTTCTTAGATGCTGGATATGCGTTTTTGGGGAAAGCTGCTTTACCAGATAACTTTAATGAGGTAACAATTTTTTTACCAACCTCATCTGAGTTATCTATCATTTTTGATGTAAACTTTGTACCACCAGCAGCAGATACAATAACTTTTTCCATATCGTATGCAGCTGTGGTATCACCTTCTGCAAGAACTAATTTTGTAATTTTCTCTACGTGAGAAACTTTAGATTCTTGAATAGGTTTTAATTGCTTGACGTACTTTTGCAAAGGCATCTCAATTTCTCCATGTAAATAATACTTTTAAGTATTTAGGAGACTTTGACTTTACACTTTCCAATCTTGTCCAAAATCTGTCTTATCAAAAACTGGTTGAGCAAAGTCATCTTGTCCACTATCTACTATATTTTGTTGTCCATTCTTAACATCATATAGTCTCATTTTTGCTCTGTCAATACCCACAACAAATCTTTTATTAACAGTTGGATCATTATACCTATTCTTCAATTGTTTAACAGCAATTTGATTTAGTTCTTCTAGTTCTTCATTGCTGATGAGGGCAAACATAAGATCAGCTGTCGCAGGCAAACCAAAACTTTCAGACGTATCCTCAAGACCAATATCTGAAGATACGAAGCCTGACCTAGTGGTTTGTGTTGCTGACATAATAGGTAGATTTGTTTCAACTGCCAATCCCCTAAGTTCTTCTGCAATCGATTTAATGTACATGTAAGAGTTGACATTTGTTGCTCCTTTGAATCTGCTTGATGCACAGATATTTAGATAATCAATAAACAAAATATCTGGTTTAAATGTTTTCTTAATAGCAAGTTCTTTTAACAACCCACGAAAGTGTGCAGAGTGAGCAGATGCAGT